CGATTTCTCCCACAGCTCTTTCACCAAAAGATGAGTTAATACTGGTTGTTTGACTGGCTCCATTTGGAACCCCCTTTCAAGTCACTTATGATACTAACGGGGTGTAACACCCCTGTCAAGCATTGTTTCTTAAACCCAGGTAAGCCCACCAAAGTCTCGGCCATTGTTCTTTACTGCAACGAGGTTTGCGTGTACGTAGGAAATCTGCTTTTCCTCGTGCCACGGGCTAGGGTAGAACGTCTTGACCCATGAAGGCTGGAACTTTGCTTCGATCTCAGGCACGTACTTACGGTAGTTGTCCTCAGTAAAGTACCAGAACGAGTTCTCGTTCCAGAAGGCTACGTGGGTGGGGTCCTGGTGGGCGCCACGGCCACTGCTGTCTGGAGTCATACTTAGGAGCATGCCACCGTGAGCCAATAGTTTCCAAATCTTGTTCATTACTGCTACCTTGTCTGGAATGTGCTCCAGGAAGTCATAGGCACGGATAAGACCACACGAGTTGTCTGGTAGGTCAAGCTCTAGGAAGTCACCGATGTAGTTAACGTTGGGTCCACCGTGGATGTCCACGCCTAGGTAGCCTTCAGGCTTGTCGTGTGCCGCGCCTAGGTCTAGACAGTGCAGTTTGCGTCGACGTGCCCAGGCCATTGTGTTGCGTTCAATGTACTTGTGATACAACTCAACAGTTTCCACCTGAATCTTGGCGTTAGTTTCGGTCTGTGTCTGTGTCTGGTCTGGGTGGACGCGCTGTAGGTACAGGTTCTCACGGATGTAGTAGAACTCACCCACCTGAAAGAACTTAGCCATAAGGTCTTGGTCGTCTAGTACAAAACGATCTGCGTCATACCCACCAGTTCGCTTGTAGGCGTCAGCACGGAAGGCACGTAGGTGGTTCGGTGCGTACCAGATGTAGGAAACGTTGTGTGGGTACGGTGCAAAGCCAGCAGCGACGTTGTAGCCGTCAATGTCCTTGTATGTCCAGCCGTGGTTAGAGTCAAACCTATCTCCGTTAGGCGTACCGTCAGCGTTAATCTGGGCAAACTGTGAGTAGCAGAACACCACGTCCTCGTAGGTGTCAAAGACTTCCTTGACTTCTTCCAAGGCTTCAGGCATGAGCTTGTCGTCGTGGTCTAGTTCAACCAGGATGTCGCCGGTGCAGTAACCGACTGCTTCCTTCTTCAGTGCTCCAACGTTTGTCTCAACAGACCAGTAGATAGTGACTCGCTGATCCTCTGGGCCATTCCATTCAGCGTCGCCGTTGAGCAGTACAATCCACTCCCAGTCCTCATAGGTCTGTTCGTTGAGTGAGGTGTAGCACTCGTTCAGGTACTTCGGATCGTGGCTAGGTGTAAATACTGAAATCACTTTATCTCCCAATTATCTAAAACTTCGTTTAACTGCTTCAAGATGTTGTTTAAGCGGTCTAGTGATTCTCCCACAGCCCACAGGTCTACCATCATCTCCACTGCGTCTAGTTCATTCTCCATCTTTAATGCTCCCCATAATAATTGATGCAACAAATAACAAAATGCAGAATAGCACACCGACAGTGGTTCTCATGGCTTCTCCTTCCAGTTCATAATTGCACGAATGTACATAATGACGTACAGGAAGCTGTACATAATGAATCCGTACTGGCGTGTGTGTATGGCATACACAACCCATACACCTTCATTGAGGATAAGTATGAACCAACCCCAGAGTTTCTTGCTACCTACGTAGAACAGGCCACAGGAGCCAATAACGGCTAGGACCCATGACCACATCAGGAGTTCCACACTGTCTTGTACTTTTTCATCATGAACTGTGTGAGTCGCATGCCCTCGTACTTGCGGCATAGGTAGTCAAGGCTTACAAACATTGGGTCATAGGAGCCGTCCTCTACCTCGTGACAAATGATGATGCCACGCCAGTGAGCGTTGCCTTGGTATCCCTTGTAATCTTCGTCGTGAAGATAGCATGCACCGGCAACTAGGCCGTGCTGTGACTTGCCACTAACGAACTTAAGTCCGTAGTCAAGTACTTGCTGGTGTCCCATAGTAAATGAGTGTCCCAGTTTGTTTAATCGCGCCAAGGCTGAACCGCCAAGTGGCTTACCAGTCATGGTGTTAGCCCAGAAGTGGGCGTAGTACACTCCGTCTATGGGTACAGGCTTTAGGAACGGGTGAACTTCCCAACCAGTTTCCGCATAAATGAGGTCATCCGTTGAAATGACGCCTTCAAGCTGTGCGTCCGATTCCACCGCTCTGTTAATACGATCCTCATGGTTTCCGAGAAGTATATGGCGCTCCGGCTGCCAAGGACGGTGCTTGAGTTTCTTTTTGTGTTTGTTGTAGGCTTCGAGTGCTTCATTTAGTACTAACCATGCTGAGTTTGCCGCCTCAATGTCTTGGGTGTAACGACGCCCTTCCATTGACTTCTTGCCCTTGTCATACGACGAAAGCGAAGGCATGTCAGCGTGGTCGCCTAGGTGAATAATCTTTACTGGCTTATCTCTGAATTGGTCAACAATGTATTGCCCAATCCAGCGCAGGTGGTCTTGTGGGACTCCTGCTTTTGCTTGTGTATCAGGGATAATGATGTGGGTAGTCGGCCTCATGATTCCATCCTTGCTAGGTAGGAATCATTCTACATCAGGTTGTGCAAAAAATGGTGGATTACTTGTTGGAAATTATTGCAGCAGCAACTTCAGCCGGTGTGGTGGTGTAGAGGTCGCCCCAGTCGCACGCTTTAGCAAACCCACAGAACCACAAAGCGCCAGCCACTAGGCCGGAGCAAATCCACGTATCGTCTTTTCTGAGGCAAACGGCGTCGGGTAGGGCCATGTCTAGGGCACACGAAAAGATTGACAAGAATCCGTATTTAGACCCCACCTGGGTCAAAAGAAAGTTCATGAACCTGACTCGATCTAGGTCAGCAGGGAAAGGGACAACCTCGTAGGTGCCACCTGGAGCCACCGAGGACAACAATTTGTCGCTGGTAACGCCCTTGGCTTCAGCCTGGATAATAGTCCAGTCGTCGCCTACCTGCTCGTGCAGGACAGCAACGTGGTTGAACTGGGAGAAGTGAGTCTTTTCAAACCGCTTCTGTGCCCAGCGGATACTGGCTCCGATAATGCCCTTAGATGTACAAAAGACTAAATCACCCTGCTGCATCATCACCCTCTAAGATTTCAATTCTTTCCTCTAACAATGATAATTCATTGTCTTGACGAACGTCTGTTACGTCCTCAATGTTCTCGTGTCCGTGACGAGTAGCGAAGTACGTGCTGATGTATGCAGAGATAAGGCAAAAGACAACTAACTGCCAAGTGAAGTGGCTAACGGCAGTCTTAATGCAGAAGATGTTGGCAAGCCAGTAGCCCACCTCGGTCATGCCAGCAACGTGTGGACGGCCACGAGCTTCAGCCTGAACCATAAGCACAGAGAATACGTTGGCAACGCCAAGCGATAAGGCTGCGAGTAGTGCTATCTTCATTCTTTGTCCTTTAGTAATTCGTGTATCTCTTTTACCAGAGCGTGTGTCTCTAGGTCTAGGTTGTAATCCTTAACCGAGTGCTCAGTATCAAATTTCTGCATTTCGTCAGATAAACGGTCAGCTCGTTTGGCTGAGATAAGTAGCACTGATCCTTGTAGGCCAGCCACCATAGAAAGAACTAGGTTAAGTCTAAAGAAAGGTGCAGGGTCAATGCCAAAGCCAGCAGAGAGAATCCATAACACCATGGCGGTGCAGAACACAATCAGGAATGTCCACGTACCCATGCCATGACGCATAAGGTCAGCACACTTCTCTCCAAAGGTGCGTTGTTTATTCGTATTCAAGGTCATTAAGGTGGGTTTCAAGTTCTTTAGCGACACGCTTAATGGCTTTCTTGTTTTTTTTCTGCTCGTCAATGATTTCAAAAACTGCTTTCTCGATGCGATCCACGGCATCCCTCAGTGAACTACCGTGATTTGGCGACAACTCAGATTTCACTTTCTTCCAAACAATACGGCCAACAAAAAAGATAATGGGGAAAACAAATACTGCCAGTACT